AACACCGCCCTGACGTAGCCCAGCGAATACTGGCTCACACCAAAGGTTTCGTCGCCTCTCTTTTGATAAATAAATTTACAAAGAATTTTACAAGCTAGCTTGAGATCTTCGGGCAGCGTCGCATACCCCGCCGTGTAGTCGGCGCGTATGTTCCTGTGCCCACTGGGGAACCCCGCCCACCTGTAGATATAGCCTGCGTCCGCGTAGGGCTCGAACTCGTCCTCCGGCTCGTCCGGTATCTCCAGATACGCCCAGGTGCTGTCGAGGCACTGCAGCCCCATCGTCTCTATCAGTTCACTAGAAATATAAGAAGAGTAGCCGCTGTTCACCACCGAAGCCTGCCAGTTGGTCTCATTGGCTATCGCAGCCACCATAAGGGTTATTGTAGCGTAGTCGGTAAATAACAAAGTCGTCTCAGTACCGTCTTTATTAAGAACCACACCTGTAGAGGTGACGGATACCGTGGCATAGGTAGAGCTTGCCGAGTTATTCACCTTGATGGCATTATTCCTGCCAATTGACAGCCTTGATACTGAGATGATAGGGTATTGCTTTAAGAACAGATGAGCTGTCCCATCTCCGTCAGAGTATTCCTTATAGGTGGTCTCCTCGAAGTCCCTATGGCAATAAGCATTTTTAACCCATTCGTCAACCCCGTCATTTATGCTGTCCACTATATCTGTGGGATCTTCCGTAGCCGCCTGGTCTGAGACGATTGACAGCGCGGCGGTGGGATCTTCGGTGAAGCCGAAGGTGAGTGCGGCATCGCTAGCTGAGACGTCTATGGTTATAGTGTTCGCCGAGACCGTGATGGTAAATTTATAAGTGGTCGAGCTATAAGCAACGGTTGAAGTGATAGAAAATGCCGTGTCTATCGCGGCCTCCAACGCTACCGCCAGGTCATCGCCCTGATAGGTGCCATCAGTTATCTCTACATCCTCAGTCACCGAATTGTAGGTCATATTCAAAATATCGTTCTCGGCAGTTATGTTAAAATAGCCGGTGCCAATATCCAAAAAGGCCAAAGCTTCTGTAAGCGAAATTATGCTCATTTTGCCTCCTTAATTCAACCCGTAAATAACCTGCATAAAACTGTTGCCTTTCCTATAAGTGAATATCCAGTAGGGCTTCTTCAGCTCATATCCCAAATACTTCATCGGGGGAATCCACAAAGGCAAAGTTATCTGTATAGTCTTATTCATTATTTCCCTTTGAATTTAGTGAACATTCCCCAACCTAAACCCCCTAGCGTAATCAACACAAACCCCAGATGCGCCCGCATGACTATCTCTATTACTACACCAGTAATTACACAGCTACCGCTGGCCCATTGGCCTATATCCCATTTTGTCATCCCTACCAGCTCCTATTATGTATATTCTAATTTCTTCCAGGAATCTAATCAGTTTTTTAATCATCTGATATAAAGATACGCTATCCCCACTTTGCTAGTCCCAGCATTGCTAACATTTATCGTGAGCTTGTCATTAGCAACTGCCCCCAACGAAGCGGACAGGACATATTCCGTATTGGCAGTGTCCCTGTCTGCCCCCGCACCCATTAGAACATCCATACTGTCTTCGTCTGTCACAGTAATATCATAATCATCGGTGGGTGCTGTTGCGCCTGGATCGGTTGCCAGCCCTAGTATCTTTCCTGAATAGACGTTAGTTGTTTGCCCGCTTGCCGTGCCATCCTCTCCAACCGTACCAGATACCCAGGCAAATTTAATCTTCTTTATAGTGCCGTAAGTCTCTTCTGTGATAGTTACAGATCCCGCAGCCATTAGTTATCCCTCCTCTTTTATAAGCCTTCCCAGCCCTAGCAGATCCATCCCCTTGAGCGTGTTTAATTCATTGCCGTTCTTGTCCTTGATGATGAAATCGTCTATCGGTCTGGGCTCGTACTTAATTTCTATCTCCTGCTTTGCCAGTTCCATAAACTCCTTCTCAAACTCTGCCTGGTCTTTTAGTACATACACCCCGTTCTCTATAACCAGTTCCCCTTTTTTTCCGATTACCTTACCGTCTTTGTCCTTTTTATCCTTTGTGTATCTCTTACCGTACTTGCCCTCTATCAGCTTCTTTCTGGTATCCTCGAACACTTGGAACTCTTTGGTGATGTCCACAAGCGCTCTTGATAGCCAATAGGATGTCTTGACCGGCAGCTTCTCCTGAATAATCCTCGGCAAAGTGTCTATTATCGGCCTCAATTCCCCTAGTTTTAGCTTCACTTACTTCTCCTTTGCTTCTTTTTCTTCTTTTCCTTCTTTATATTCTCATTATAATTGACAAAAAGTGTATCTCTGTCGTGAGGCAACTTTTTCCGTTCAAGTCCCCACCTATGAATTATAAACTCTTCACCCTTCATCAATTTTCTCCTCCTTTACTTTTCTTTCTTGAACTTCTTCACTAGCTTGACCTCTCGCTTGCCGAAGGGCGTGTTTATCTTTATCTTGCCCTTGCAGCCAGCCATCATCTTGCCGACAAAGGAGTCCTCGCCTTCCTCTATCTTGACTTCTTTATCCTTTATGTTCAGTTTAGCTCGTTTCTTTTTTGGCATATTCAATCCTCCTAGTTTGGTGGGGCTGATTAAGGCTCAGCCCCTAAACCTTTGAAATCTTATGCCGCAGCGTCACCTATGCTATAGACAGTCCCAGTTGTTGCGCTATTTATTACACACAGAAAACGCCTGTGAGTAGTAGTCGCAATAGTCATAGTTCCCGTCATAGTCCATTGTGCGCTGGCATCCACAGTAAGAGTTACAGTCTGGTTACCTGGGTTACTGTAGTCAAGATAGAAAGACGTTCCTGCTACGTAACCACCTACCAATGCTACTACAGCCGCCACCGTAGGAAGAGTAGCAGCTATCCCCCCTGTACCAGAGGTATCACGGACAAGCCCGCTCAGCATCTGCGCCGCAGTCATCGTATAGCCAGAATTTGAGGTTAGAATTGTTGGTGTAAGTTTAGAAAAAGTATTCATTCCCTGAACTACAGCTTTCGCATCTGCAACTGTTAATCCTAGCGTGTGAATATCCTGCGCTGCAAAAGTGGCTACACCAGCAACATCCAAAAGTCCACCAATATAAGCAGCTTTTACCACCCCAAGTCCGCCAGCAGTCCTTAATGAACCACTAGTAGTATTAGAAGCATCGGTATCTCCCGCTATGGCAAATTGAGTAGCCGTACCTACCAAGAGCAAGTCATCTGCGCTTGTATCCCAAAGTAGGTAATTCCCAGTAGTGTTACTTTCAAACTTGACATCGAGTCCGGCTGTATCCGCACCAATATATATACCATACGCTGAGCCACTAGTAATCGTTCCAGCGGTTATGTTGATACCATAACAAGCTACCGTTCCAGTCGTCTGGGTTTGGTTAGGCATCTGGATATTGAAACCCTTCCAAGCAATCGTACCGGCAGCGGTATCCTGCACCAACGCACCAGCAGTGTTCAAATCCCAACCTATGATATTGGTCACATTAGCTGCACTTTGGGTTAAAGCTGGAAGACTAACTTTATAAATCGTCAAATCCTTGTCAGTCGTCATGGTCACATTGCCATTAAAATCCATCTCCATACCAATAGCGTCATCACTGAGGGTTGTAGCTCCAGCGAAATCATCATCAATAAGGGTCCCACTTACCCATTCGGTCTCTAATACGAAGTCTAAGAGAGTTCCAGCGGCAGCAGCTACCATATTGATGCTCCCTCCAAAGAAACTGTTGAGAACAACACCGAGTCCCCCGTCAGTCTGGATTGAGCCTGAAGTTGTAGTGGTCGAATTTACGGTACTTTCTAGGACAATCCTAGAGCCAGCACCGTAAAGGATTAAGTCATCAGCACTCTTATCCCACTGTAAATAGTGACCAGTAGTAGCACCGAAGAACTTAACATCTATGCCCTTTGTATCTGCGCCGAAGTTCCAAGTTCCGTGCGTGTCCTCATCGGCATCCCAGTCAATGTAGTAGTCGGCAGTCCCTCCGAATATCTGGAGGTCGCAGCTTAGAGTCCCATTTCCTACGGCTATAAGTGTATTGTCGGCAAGAGGTATAACATTGAGTTGGTCAGTCCCGCTGGTATCCCACTCGATGTTAATATCTCCACCAGCTCCGTCACCGAACATCAGGAAGTCGTCGTCTCCTATTTGAACATCCCCGACATCTACAGTTATATTACCCGTTAGACCAATGTCACCTGTGACAGTCCAGTCAAGACCAGTTGTCACTAATGTATGAGCACCTGCATCTAAGACAAACGTTCCCGTAGTAGTTCCTAGCCACGAAAAGTTAATATCGTTAGTAGCAGAACCTACCGTGATTGCCGTAGTCCCGATTGTCAAAACATCTGCAATCGTGGCTAAAGAAATTGATTCGTGGAATATCAGATTACCCGAACTCCATCTACTTTTAATTTTTGTTACTGGCATTTATATCATCTCCTTGTTTTTCCATGCGCCCCAGCGGCGCTTTATGTAAGCGGTGGTTCCGCTTTTACTTATCTTTGTCCGCCTTCCTAACCATCTTATCGTGATGAGGGCCGGAAAGGCTTCTCATACAGTCGCCCTCGTGAGCCTTAATTGCCTTATGAGCGATGATAAGATCGAGAGCCTCATCCCTAGGGAGCTCCAAAATGCTCCCCTTCCAGTACCAGCGATAGTCCCTAATGAGTCTTACGAACATTTCTCTTCTCTGGTTCTTTGTAGGGTTTAGCTATCTTCCTATCAATTAATTCCTGGGCTGCCCTGTCAAGAACATCCAAGACAGCCCCCCTTCTATTTCCCAACCATTCCCGTAAAAACTTGATTTTCAACCCGCTACTCCTAGTCAGTGATAGCAGTTGGCCCAGCCGCATCAGCGAAACGAGGCTTGCTCAGTACGCAAATGATACTCATCAAAACCGATTGTGCGTTCCACACCATGCCTACTTTTACGGTATCATACGGATTGGCCGCAGTGGGAGCCAGGTCATCAGCATCTATCTCTACAACGACAATAGCGTTGTCCCCTGTGACATCCAGCGTGTTTCCAGTCCCCAGACTCACTCCGGTAGTAGGCAGAGTTACTATGGCCTCTAATGTATCACCTCCGCTTGTCACCTCGGCCCTGTATTTGCAGGCAAAAGCGGTAGCGCAGGTGGTTACATCCTCGCCCTTAGAGGCAATCAGGTTAGTGGTAGTCGCCGATGAAGCATTGACCACTCCGAAGGTGATTATGAAAGTAGCATGGTCGTAGTTCTTCATGCTGACTATATCACTGGCTATAGTTGCCGCATTTGCGTCTATCGCTGGATTTACATTTACAATCTTATTTCTTTCGCTAAAAATCATTTGTTCTCACCTCTTTAGGAAGGGGAGGAGAGTTTCTCCTCCCCGAATTATCAATACTATGACCTTGTAGTTATCCCAACAAATGGGCTCAAGGTATCACTGGAGTACCTCGGCGTTATATCCGAAGGAAGCCAGGGCTGCCCGTCCACTCTGAAAGTGAATCTGAAAGCAGTCTGGTCATAGTCGAACTTCAAATGGATAGAAGTATCAGCTTTGATACCCCGTCCCTTCTTCTGCCCCAGTAGATACTGTGAAAAGTCGACCAGAAGAATATCCCCGAGGGTTCCTAGTGTCTGGCAATGCTCCGTGAAAATCAGCGGTCTCCCCATAAGAGTCTTATAGGGTTGACCTGAAGCTCCACCAGCGGGAAGATAAACAGGCACTCCGCCAGTCCCCACCGCTATGCTCATTGCTGCCAACTGAGGAAAAGTGTCTTTGTTCGCCAGGTAGATAGCTTTCCCCTCGGATGCGGGAAGTAGTCTAGCCTCCATCTTCACGATGTTCTCATACCTTAATGTTCGTCTGGATTCGCAATATCCAGACCGTCCTCTAGGACTGCCCATAGTTTCTTATGGGAGCAGACTATATCATTATCCCTTTTATCGGGATACTCAGCGCTTCCGCTACCATTGGCTTGTAGCGTACTCCCTTTCGGGATAGTCGTTGCGCTTTGTTGTTTGTGATTGATGAAAGTAGTATATTTCTTAAACCTAAAATTTAATTGTATCGAGTTTAAGTCCATAATCTTCTTGACTTTCTTCTGAAAATACTTAGTCCATTTCTGTCTATTACCATTAACTTCTGAATTACAATTTCTACATAAAGAAATCAAATTATTAGGTTCACAATTTTTCTTCTCGTAATCGATATGGTGACAAGTGAGTTTTTCCATATTTTCCACTTCTGGCATACCACACTTTTGGCATTTGTAACCATCCCTAAGACGAATTAATTCTTTAAGTTGATTATCAAATCCAGAAGTATAAGGCTCATAGGAAAGTCCGTCTTTCCAATTAGGAGTTTCCCTGCCTCTTTTCCCGTACCAATAAGCATTCTCTCCAGAAGGTTGCTTATTGCCAAAATACTTGCCCTTGCAACTGTAATTACAAAAAATGTATTCTTGGTCTTTGTAATAAGCAACCCTTTCCACTGGCTTACCACACCAACTACATTCTCTTACAATTCGATTACGTCTTGACTCGAAAGCACATTCCCTACTATGATACTTGCCACGATGTTTCCAATCTCTGATAAAGGAAGCACCGCAAACCTTACAGATAACTTCCTCTTTTTTCCCATTTCCATAATTCC